GAGCCTTGTCGAATGCTCCCAGATACAGAGTGACATCGATGGCCGACAATTTCAAGATTGACGTCGGCGTGTCTATTTCTTGATAGCAATCTCCAGCAATAGTTGATCTAAACGTGCCTCAATGCGAGAGACTTGATCCTTAAGAGATTTGCCACCATTCGGTGAAAGCTCTCGCATGATCGACTTCACCATGAATCGCATTGACGAATAGATGGCAGTGAGCACCGCAAGAACAAGCCCACCCACCGCCGTCCATTCGCCTACACTCACTTCTTGTTACCGAATGCGACGTCCTTTGGATTAGCCCAGCGAGCTAGTACCGGAATGATTCCAGCAACAAGCCCCATTGCTAAATCTTTTGGATTTGTATTGCCTGTCATATAGACGGCTAACATTCCGGCCACTGATGATCTAGCCCATGATGCCGCAAGTGCTTTATATTGCGCGCTCAATTTGAGTCCGCCCAAGTAATAACATTGAAAGTAAAAGACGGTGTTGTGCCGCCAATTGTGTAACTGACCCTTAAGGTATTTGTAAAAGCGGTTGTCAACCTTATCACTTCACGCGCTGCACTAGTTTTTTGTGCAAAAGTGGCTATTGTGTTGTAGTTAGTGCCGTCGACTGTATCCTCAACAATTACGTCTAAAGTAGGTAATGTGCCACTTGCCGCAGTCACTTCTAATTGTAAAACCAATAATCTTGCAGCTGCAAAACCTGGAATTGCCGCACTTGCACCGGTTGTAGTTCTAGCGGCTGACCCTAAAAGCGTGACAGTACTTGCCGGTATATTCGCCTGTTGAATATCACTCATTTCTTCTTCTCCTTTTTTGGCTTTGCCTGTGGAAGTGGCTCGACCACTGGATATTCTCCAGCATAAGCAACAAGCTTTGGCCTAGCGAAACCAACAATTTCCTTGCCAATATAGCGACGCTTTACCATTACCATTCCGCCGTTGCGCTGGTCGCCGTCTCCGGAGGTATTGCCCTCGATGCAGAGCACGCTGGTCTTGCCAACTTTGACCACAATTCCGATGTGGCTGATGCGATCAATGCCATCGTGTGGAAAGTCCATAAAGCATAAATCGCCAAGCTGCGGCTTATCCTCAATCCAACGCCCAAGCTCTTTCATCTTGTGAGCTCCGGCAGCCGTTGAAACCATTGAAGGAATCTTGACTTTCGCCTGGTCAAAGACCCAGTTGCAAAAGGATCCGCACCAGGGCAATCCATCGGCCTTTGTGAACTTGCCGTACTTAGTCAGATTTTCGCCTTCTTCAATCGTGCCGACTTCAGCTAGTGCAACTTCAATAATCCTTGCAGCAGTGCCTTCTGGATACATTAAAGACCAAGTGCCTTCAAGTCGTCACTAGTCAAGCCCAAAGCTTCAAGTTTTGCTTGCGCAGTAGTTTTTGCAACAAGCATTTGTTCTTTGACCAACTGATCTGCATCGCCTTGTTTGCGTATTGCCTCTAAATTTGCAATTTCTTCCTTTGTCATATCACGCTCAATGACTTCGCCAGTTTCTACGTTATGGATTTTTATCGTCTGTGTCATTATTTTACTCCGTAAAGTATGTAAGTACCGCCTGAAAAATTGCCAAAGGACGGATATATTGTAATTCTTGTAATTGCTGCTGATGATGCAGCCCAGATGTTTGAATTGTAAAGATTATGATTTGCTGGTGTTGAATTGTTTTGAGAAATTACTTTTGACGTTATAACTTTGTAAGTGGTTGCATTTTTATAATCTGGAAAATCAAGTACGGCCTCATTGACATTTGATGCGTTTTCTCTAACTGCGCCGCTTGTTATGTTTATATCTGCCGTAGTCATAGCACTACTTGAAACGGCGTTGAGATCGCTGATTGTGTAAATACTGCCTGTGTTATTTATTGTAATACGCATATTTGCCGCGTTGTCAAAATAAAAGTTTTTTAACACGAGCTGTAGATTATTGTAACTTCCAGAAATTGAAGTCAAATCTAAACTTGATCCGCTTAAACTACCGCTTGCAATTGAAGTCATGCCACCAGCCGAAATTGCCGCCCATTTCATGCCTGTTCCTGCCGTTGAATCTGCGGTCAAAACATGGTCATTTGTGCCAACTGCTAATCGGCTAAATGTGTCTGCACCAGTGCCTGCAATTAAATCGCCTTTAGCGTCAATTGCAGTTGCCATTGAATTAGTGACTGTCACTGTTCCGGAAGTTCCACCGCCTGAAATACCAATGCCAGCAGTTACTCCTTCAATGTCACCAGCAACTCCAGTTGTCCAGGCAGGAACACCACCAACAACGGATAGAACCTGACCAGTTGTACCAATTGGCAAACGAGTATTTGTGTTTGCAGTAGCTGACGAATAAGCAAGATCTCCTAATGTTGTACCTGGTTGCAAAGCTTTTAATCGCGTATCGACACCTTGAAGTGCAACATCGAAGTCGGCTGGAAGATCTGTGACTAAATCAGTTGCAGTCGGCAGAACGAAGCCATAGTTTGTTGTTGGATTAGCCATTCTGTATTCCTTTCGTTATGAGACTATTGTGGCATATTGCCACTCTAAAGTCGGCGACACAGTGTTCCACCTTTCATTTATTGGCACATCATTCCATCTCATGGCATTGAGCGAATAGGCCAATGGCGACATGAGCAAGGTGACATCTAGTTGATTGTACGAGGCGCGAAAAGTCCAGCCCTCGACAAAGCCCTGGAATACGCCGGACGACATATTTTGCGGTAGGTCATTTAGTGCGATTGGCTGACCCATAAAAATGTTGATAAGAGCATTACGATCGGCATTATCCAGCTCTGGATTGGTCAAGGCATAGGTAATTGAGTCAAATATAGGCTGCGGATAGGCTCGGAGTGCTAGATAGAACGCAGCTTGATCTTCGGCGTCGGCTTGTTGTTTGATTGTTGTCGTAATAATTTGAGCAAGGTCGCCATATTCTGCTATTGATGCTGCGTTTGTGTCACTGACTTCACTTGTTGAGTTAGTTCCGTATTTTATGGTGATGTCATTTCGCACATCTCCAGCTCTTGTCTTAATCGTAATGCCACGGCCTAGCGCATGATTGGCAGTCAGATCCGTGTATCCGTTAGCTGCAAGGTAGGTCGTTCTGTGAGTGGAATCAGAATATGAGATTTGCCCCTGCGCGTTTTCGCTCAAATAACCAAGTCCAGACGTCGCTAAAGCTGAGACAAGGTCATAGATAACTGTTCTATTAGAAGAGCGTTGTGCCAGTTCGTAATTGCCAGGAGTATCAATTTCGCCGTAGCCGCTATTCTCTGCGTTTGCCCAAGTCGTGGTCGCATTATAGGTATTCCATTGAAGCGCGGCTGGTACCTGTTGCCACTGGGCGAAAAGGACTTCCCGCAAGATTGTCTCAATTTGATTGCCGTCAAAGTCCTGGTTTAAGACGCCATCTGTAAGTGCCTTCTGGAGCCTTGCAAGGGCTCCTAGAGCCGTGATGGTGACTTCTTGAGTGTATGCGCTAGAGCCCACTTGAGACACGCTTACGGCAATATCCACTACAGATCCGCCAAAGATGGGCACATAGACCGCCGAAGTATCTTGAACCTCAATTGAAATGGTGTCATTGATTTCGTAAGGTAATGCAGCTTGATTAAAGATTATGAGAGTAATTGAGCAATAGCCGGCTTGAGCCTGTGTGTAGATATTTGTGCGCCCTGATGTAATGTTTAGATTGGCAAGAACAGAATCGGTAATGTCAGTGCCATCAATTTTGACGCGCCAGACTGGAGCCCACTGTGTCATTAGATTGCCTGAAGTGCGCCGGCTCCGCCAGTGCCACGGAAGAATGAATCATTGAGAACATTGACGATTGTGCGGGCAGTGCCTTCGGCATCGATTGCGCCATTGACTGTCAGATTGATCCGCGCAGCGTTTTGAGAATCTGTAAAGCCACCTCCGCCCATAGCAGCCAAACGAGCCGCATTCTGTGAATCGGTAAAGCCACCGCCTACGCGAACCGCCCCTGATGCGGCTGATGAGACGCCTTCACCCGAAGTAGTGCTAGATCCTGTTCCAGTAGAAGCCGAAATACTTGGAACCGAGATTGTAGGAATGCTAGGTGTTGCAGTAGTGGTCTTTGGAATGGTAACTGTTGGAACGCTGACTTGTGGAGCCGAAATCTGTGAGACGTTAGGCAAGAATGGAATTGAGTTATAGACACGAATCAGAGCATTGATTCCAGCAACGGCTCCAGCAATTAGTCCGTTTAAGCCTTTAATAACCGCGCCGATGACATTGATAACTCCGCCAGCAATCTCGCCGACTACCTTGAAGGCTCCGCCTAAGACTGTGACCAGAACCGGCACGACGTACTTTTGAATAAATCCAATGAACTCTGTGAAGGCTTCTTTGTTTTTATTTATTGCATCAGTGATTGGCTTAAAGAAATCAGCAAACTTTCCAAGTGCCGGCACGACCTGATTGACCACGAACTCAACAAGCTGCTGAATGATTGGCAGAAGCTTTGCACCGACTGATTCTTTGGCTTCATCAAATGTGACTTTGAGAATCTGTAAGCGTCCGGCGAATGTCTCTGCGTTAGCTGCTGCTGCGCCGCCAAATAGATCTGAAAGCCTGGTCTGCGTCTCTTCAAATGACATCGCCTTTAGCTCTGCGGCCGATAGCCCGATGCCTAACTTGCCAAGAGCTGCCGTGTTGCCGTCGTAAGCTTTACCAAGTGCGTTAGCTACTGAATCCAAGCCCTTTCCAGTAGCTTGAGAGATGTCTAGTGCAAGATTGAGAAGATCCTGAGCCTTTGTAACGTCGTTAGTTGAGAGCGATAATCTTTGTAACGCTGGACGCAATTTATCGTCTGCGACGCCAGTGGCTAAAGATGTTTTAAGGATTTGTTTCTCTACCGATGCAATCATGTCATTCGTTGCACCAGTTGCATTCTTTAACGCAGTGGCAAGGCGAATCTGAGCAGCTTCATCTTCAATCGCAGCTTTAACTCCATCGACTGCAAGCTTGACGGCGTAGGCTCCAGCAGCAGCTCCGGCGGCTGCGAATGCTAGGCCGGCTTTCTTGCTAAACTCGCCCATCTTTGATGAAGAGTTATCCACGTCTCCGTTAGCTTGCGCCAGTGATTTCTTGAGTTGATCTACATCAGCAAGAATCGAGAGCTTGAGTGTGCGCGATTGTCCGGCCATTTACCACTCCTTCAAGATTCGGTCGAAAGCATTTTCCCACTTGTCAATGATGTCTGGCTG